CGAAAGCCTTTCCCGGTTGTAAGTACAAAGAAGTAGAAAAGCTCTGGAACTTTCCGTCTGGAGCTAAAATTGAATTTGGATTCTTGGAGAGAGATGCAGATGTATATCGTTACCAAGGACAAGCGTATAGTTGGATTGGGTTTGATGAGATTACGCACCAAGCTACAGAGTTTTCTTGGAACTACTTGGCTTCACGACTGCGTACAACAGACCCAGAAATTATACCATATATGCGGTGTACCGCTAACCCCGGTGGTGTTGGAGCGCATTGGGTAAAGAAAAGATATATTACTCCTTCACCGCCTAATGAATCATTTAAGGGAGAAGACGGACTAACCCGTAAGTTTATACCGGCACGGCTAGACGATAATCCATACTTAGCGCGTGACGGAAGATATGAACAGATGCTGAAGGCGTTGCCACCTACGCAACGGCGACAGCTACTAGAAGGTGATTGGGAGGTTGCAGAAGGTGCGGCCTTCACAGAGTTTGACAGAAACATCCACATCATTGATCCTTTTGAAATCCCGATACATTGGGATCGTATAAAAGGAATTGACTATGGATATGCTTCAGAATCGGCTTGTGTTTGGGGTGCAATAGATAGAAATGACAACACACTCATAATATACAGAGAACTCTATCGAAAAGGACTATTAGCAACAGACCTAGCTCAACTGATTACTGAAATGGAATTAAATGATCCAATGAGCGTTCCGGGCGTATTAGACACAGCGTGTTGGAACCGTACAGGGCAAACAGGCCCTACAGTTGGTGAAACGCTTGTAAAGGCTGGACATAAGCTAAGACGAGCGGATAAGAACAGAGTTGCAGGAAAGATTCAAATCCACGAATACTTGAAGGTTCAGCAAAGCGGAAGGCCCAAATTACAAATATTTAATACTTGTCCTAACCTGATACGCGAACTGCAAAGTATTCCTCTGGATAAAAGCAACCCTGAAGATGTAGATACCCACGCACCAGACCATGCGTATGATGCGTTAAGGTATCTCATTATGTCTAGGCCGCGTATAGATGATACCTTTAGTCGTATGCGCCAGCTACATCGTGAAACTATTTATCAACCTTCAGACGGGACATTTGGATACTAACATGAAGAAAAAAAGAGATATGTATAATATGGGTGGATTATCTGCTCACAAATCTGTAGGTAATTTAGATTTATCTATGTCTGTTTCAGGAACTGATGATTACCAAAGGGCTGGAGTAGGTGCTACGTACAAAGGCAAAGGTTTTAAAGTTCGTGGTGAAACTTCAACAGATAAATCTGGTAATAGATCTCATTCATTAAAAGCTACAAAAAGCATAAATGACAAGTTACAAATTGGCGTAGAAAAAAGTGGTAATTACGCAGGGGTATTCTTTGAAAAGAAACTCTAGAATTTGGCGACCCTTTAATACATACGGTATTTATTTATTAGGCACAACGATTGGTTTTACAGTAATATATGCAATCATTAGCCTAACACCAATGGGATAAACATGGCAGAAGACAACACTATAGTTGATAGCGCAAACAATCTTTACTTTGAACAAGTAGAAGGCGAAGATGGTTTGTCTATCAATGCAGATGCTCAAGTCAAATCAAACCTTGCTGGTCTTATTGAAGCACGATTTGCAGACTCTAAGATGGCTAGAGACTCTGACGAAAACCGTTGGATTACGGCGTATCACAACTTCCGTGGAATCTATCCAAAGAACGTAAGATTCAGAGAATCTGAAAAGTCTCGTGTATTTATTAAAGTTACAAAGACTAAAGTACTTGCGGCTTTTGGACAGCTTATTGACGTAATTTTCGGTACAGGTAAGTTCCCAATTGGTGTAGCACATACTCCATTGCCCGAAGGCATTAGCGAGTATATGCACTTTAGTAGTGCGGAAGCACCCGGAATTGAAACGAGTTCCGCAACACCTACCCCAGCCAGTATGGAAGATCCTATGGATATTGGCTATGCAGGTGATGGTCGTGTTTTAAAGCCCGGAGCTACTATCAACTCTGGGAAAGGTATCTTTGAAAGTTTTGAACAAGAAGCTACTTTTGAAGAAGGCCCCTCACCCATTCCAGAAGTGCCTGAAATTTCTCCAGCTAAAGAAGCCGCAAGGAATATGGAGAAACTTATTCACGATCAGATTGATGAGTCAGGCGGCTCTACAGAACTCCGAAATGCCATCTTTGAATCTACGCTTTTTGGAACAGGCATTGTAAAAGGCCCATTTAATTTTAATAAAACATTACATAAGTGGGAAGATGGTGAAGATGGGAGAGTATATAGTCCCATGTCTGTGCGTGTGCCGCGTATTGAGTTTGTTAGTGTATGGGATTTCTTCCCTGATCCTAACGCCACATCTATTGAAGAATGTGAGTATGTAGTACACCGTCACAAGCTTAATCGTTCTCAGCTTAGGGCATTGCGAAAGATGCCGTACTTTAACGAAGAAGCTATTCGTGATTGTATGATGCTTGGCCCTAACTACACAGAAGAAGATTACGAGTACGAACTCAAAGACGATCAGCGTATGTCAGAGATGGGCGCTAGTCGTTTTGAAGTTCTTGAGTATTGGGGCTTGATGGATGCAGAGTACGCAAAAGATGTTGGCATTGAACTTCCAGAAGAGGTAGACATTCTTGATGAAGTACAGATTAATGCTTGGATTTGTAATGGCCTTGTACTCAGGGCTGTTATTAATCCCTTCACCCCACACCGCATTCCCTACAATGCGTTTCCATACGAAAGAAACCCCTACAGCTTTTTTGGCGTAGGCGTAGCAGAAAACATGAACGACAGCCAGCAGATTATGAATGGTCATGCAAGGCTGGCGATTGACAACTTAGCCCTTAGCGGCTCATTAGTATTTGACGTAGATGAAACTATGCTTGTCGGTGGACAAAGTATGGAAATCTATCCGGGCAAAGTCTTTAGGCGTCAGTCGGGTATGCAAGGTCAAGCTATTCATGGCTTAAAGTTTCCGAACACATCTCAAGAAAATATGATGATGTTCGATAAGTTCCGACAGCTTGCAGACGAACAGACAGGTATTCCTAGTTATTCACATGGTCAGACAGGCGTACAGAGCATGACTCGTACAGCTTCTGGTATGTCAATGCTTCTAGGTGCCGCGTCACTCAACATTAAAACAGTCGTAAAGAATCTTGATGATTTCTTACTGAAGCCTTTGGGCAAAGCATACTTCCAATGGAATATGCAGTTTTTTGATGGAGAACTAAAAACCACAGGTGATCTAGAAATTAAGGCTATGGGTACAAATAGCCTCATGCAAAAAGAAGTAAGAAGTCAGCGGTTGACGATGTTTCTTCAGACGGCTCAAAACCCAGCTATTGCACCTTTTGTTAAAATGTCTAAACTTATTAGCGAACTGGCGTATAGTTTGGATCTTGATCCTGACGAAATCCTTAACGATCCCGAAGAAGCGGCACTAGCCGCACAGATTATAGGAATGCAAAATAATGTTGGACAAGCAACTGGCGAACAGGCTGATCCCCTTAGTCAACAACCCGGAACTGTGGGAACCCCTGAAGGAACACCTCCAGAACCTACGGATGTTGGAGTTACAGGCACTGGCGATGGAAACATCGGAACGGGAGCTGTTCCGCAGGCAGGGGAAAGCGAGTTCTCTGGCTAACCTCCTTACATTAAAAGAACAAGTAATTCAAAGACGAAAGGACAAAGACGATGGCTAAAAAATTCCCAGATCTAACAGGCGATGGTAAAGTGACTCAAGCAGACGTACTGAAAGGTCGTGGAGTTTTTAATAAAGGTGGTTTAAGCGATATTGAAAAAGTTATGCGTATTGTACGTGGAATGTCCATGTCTGAAGAAAAAGCCGAAACACCGGAAGAAGCTGAAAAAGCCCGACAAAGGGGCCAACAACTGTTAGATACTTTTGATGAATCTGTTTTACGGAAAGCGTATCAACGCATGGATGCCGAAAGAGATGCGATGGCTATGGGATCTTTGATGATGGCTCCAGAGCGTGAAGCATATGGTAAAGGTAAGTTAATTAAAAAAGCATTAAAATCTTTAGATGGAGATGACATTCCTAAAGAAAAAATTAAAACAACAGAAAGCGGCGTAGAGATTGATACTGAAATACAACAAGAAGTACGAGACTTTATTGGTAAACTAAAAACAGTAGATGCAGATGATCGTAAATATTCTGACGATGCTTTAACAGCAAAACAACTAGAAGAGTACCTTTATGATTTTATCAATGAAGTTCCACCAAAGGGTGCTGATGGTAAGCCTAGAGAACCCAGCCTTCATAGCTTAGGAAGAACAGGCTATGACCTTACAAACCGCTTTGAGTTTTTTGGTGCTTTAGACGATGCTGTGGAATCAATGGTAGAGGCAAATGCTGGGCCTGTTTTAGATAAAAAAAGTCGTCAAAAACTACAAAACCGAATGTTTATGGAAGGTCGCCGGGAACGCGAAGCAGAAGAAAAAATTGAAAAAGCAAAACGTAAAGAGGCACGAAAAGCAAGAAGAGCAGAAGCACGAGAGCGAGCTAAAGAAAATGAAGGTTCTTTAATGATGCCTGTAGAACGTGAAACATACGGCAAAGGAAGAGCAGTAAAAAGTGCAATAAAAATGATTCAAGAAGCATTTGCTGATGGTGATATTTCTGAAGACGCTATAAAAAAAGCAGAAAAGATTCATTCCGAATTAGAGGCTGATGACTTTGCAGGAACTGGTAGAAGGTCAGAAGAAGGTAAAAGACAAATGGTTGCACAAGAACAGGGTGTAACTGCTGACGAAGTAGATATTATTGAAACTGCTTTTGCAAGAGCTTCTGGAGGAGGCGCAAGCAAATCCCTCATGGAAGAGTTAAAAATGGTTAGTCGTGCATTAACGACAGAGCCTACCCGCGCTCAAAAAAGAGCGGCAGACCTTGGCGGCACTAAAGAGACAAGAGAGGGTCGCATAAAAGCAGGAAAGTTTGGCGCGGCTGGAGTAGGTGTTGGCTCACTATTGGGTGGGCTTGGAGCTACAGCACTTTCAAGTTGGAGAAATAAAAATCAAAGTAACGAAATGCCTTCTGGTTTTGAAGCGGCATTTAGCAAAGCATTTAAAGCTGGCGAAGATACTTTTGAATTTAAAGGTGAAACTTATACAACAGAACTACAGCGCGAACAAAAAGGAAAAGGCTCAAAAATTATTGATATCTTTGAAAGGCTTGTAGAACCAAAAACTGTAGCCAAAAAGAAAAAGATGGTTGATGAAGAACAAGCATTACGAGAAATTCAAAAAACCGTAGACAAAGATCCACAAGCATTAGAGATGCTTTCGGATGATGATTATGTAGAAGTAATAAGCAGGCTTCCACAACAACAACGGGCTAACTTTGGATTTGATGATGTTCCTGTAGATGATCCTGATGATATTCTTCAGATGCTGATGGATATGGGGCCAGAAGAAGCCGCACAAAACCTACAGCTATTTCCTAGTATGGAAGCTATGTTTGAATATGCAAAGTCTTTAGATGCTAAAGATGCTCGTAAGTTTATGAATGCGCTTACGCCTGAAGATAAAGAAATATTTGCTGGAGAGTTACCTGAGTTTGAGCTTGGCCCACGAGAAGTAAAAGCTGATGGCGGCTCTATGGCTATACTTATGCCTATAGAATATGAGGAACCGCCTAAAGATACATATAATAACATCAGCAGTAAAGAAGAAAAAGAAGAAGTTGAAAACATGAACTCTGATGGTGAAATGGAAGAAGAGTATATCGACTATGTAGCTGATCAAGTTTTATCGCAAGAAGAACAAGATTATTTATTTAAGGCTTTAGACAAAGACGATAAGTTAGAAAAAATCTTAGATAAAGTAATGTTGAATGCAACAGAATTTGCTGGTTCTGGGGAAGTTGAAGGCCCCGGAACTGGTGTATCAGATTCGATACCCGCAAGGTTATCGGACGGTGAATTTGTATTCACCAGAAAAGCGACTGATCAAATTGGTGCTGACAAACTCCAAAAAATGATGGATGATGCAGAACGTGAATTTGATCAGCGTAAAAACAAGGCAAACGGTGGTGAAGCTGGTACAAACCCCTTCGTAAATCCTGAAGAGATATATGGAGTTCCAAAGGATGGAGAAGAGGATATTGAACGTCAAATGCTTTATTCAAGCCGTATGCCTAGCCTAATGAACCGATAAGGCTACCTAGAACCCTAGCCCCTTATCATTTTATAACCTTGAGGCCACCTTGTAGTATCAAGACCCTGTGTTAGAAGCGCAATAACACAGCCACCTTGAAGAGACAACAAGCCCCAGAAAGGAGAAGTGACATGAGTGAAGAAGAGCAAGCGAATCCGTACAACGCAAAGAAGTCTTGGCATACAGAAGACGCTAAAACTACTAGCACTGCAGATTCATTATTTTTTGAGGAACAAGAGGCTACTTCCGAAAACGGAACCCCTCAACAAGAAAATCGTCCTCGTACCAATTATAAAAAGCGGTATGACGATCTAAAAAAACATTATGATCAAAAGATCTCTGAGTTTAAGCAACGTGAACAAGAACTAGAAGCTGTGGCACGATCTGCTCAACCGCAGTATCAACCGCCAAAGAGTGCTGAAGAACTTGAGCGTTTTAAAGCAGAGTATCCTGATCTATATGATACTGTCGAAACAGTTGCTCATATGAGAAGCGAAGAGCAAATGAACGCTCTTCAACAAAAGCTATCAGCAATTGAAATGCGTGAGGCAGAAATGTCAAAGCGTGATGCTGAAATAGCTCTTAGAGAGCGACATCCTGACTTTGAAGATATCAGGGGTGATGACAAGTTTCACGAATGGGCTAATACCCAGCCTGAAGAAATTCAGCGTTGGATCTACAAAAACCCAGATAATGTTGGATTAGCTAGTCGTGCAATAGATCTTTATAAGATGGAAAATAATATTGCTATTAAGAAATCTTCTCGTCCGTCACAACTTTCAAAGTCCAATGCGGCTGATATGGTATCAACAAAGACTACCGGCGTTGAACCACAGAACGCTAAGATTTGGACACAACGGGAAATTGCCGCCCTGTCTATTGATGAGTATGATCGTTACGAAGCAGAAATTGATCGTGCCATCGAAGAAGGACGGGTAGCAAGATAACACTTGTCTTTTTAGGAGATTTTTCACATGGCTTATAACCAATCAGATCAGTACTTTGAGCCGACTACAGATACAGATGCGAACTTTGCCAACTCTGTAGCGGGTCAGACCAATTCGTTCTTCCTTCCTGCTGTTTATTCCAAGAAGGTACTTAACTTCTTTCGGAAGTCTTCAGTAGCGGAAGCTATCACTAACACCGACTATGCTGGTGAAATTACTGCATTTGGTGATACAGTACGTATTATCAAAGAGCCGGTAATCACCGTTTATCAGTACGAGCGTGGTCAGGACGTAACCCAAACTAAGTTGACCGACCAAGAAGTCAGCCTCGTTGTCGATACGGCGAACGCATTCAAGTTTATCGTTGATGATATCGAAACTTCTATGTCTCATGTCAACTTTAAGGAAGTTGCATCTTCTTCAGCCGCTTACGCACTGCGTGATGCTTTTGATGAGGGCGTAATTTCTACCATGTTTGCTGGCGTTCCTGCATCATCTCCGAACCATATCCTTGGTTCTGATAGTGCTACTGACTTGGCGGCTGGTACTTTCGACGGTACTGGTAACCTCGACATTGGCTACGCTTCTGGTGAGCATGATCCTATCGACGTTCTTTCACACATGGCGCGTCTGCTTGATGAGCAGAACATTCCAGAAGAAGGTCGTTGGTTCCTTGCTAACCCTGAGTTCTATGAGCAACTTGTACAAAGTAGCTCTAAGCTCTTGAGCGTTGATTACAATGCAGGCCAAGGCTCCATCCGTAACGGTTTGGTAAGCTCTGGTAAGTTGCGTGGTTTTGATATGTACAAGACCAACAACATTGCGGCGACTACCAACGCGGCTGGTAAGTGTATTGCTGGACACATTTCATCTACCTGTACTGCACAAACTATTGTGAATACAGAAGTGATTCGTGATCCTTCAAGTTTTGGTGATATTGTACGCGGCCTCCATGTATATGGTGCCAAAGTACTCCGTCCAGAAGCCCTCGTTTCGGCTTTCTACGGTATCGACTAAAAACAATAGGGGGATGAAATACTCCCCCTTTTATTTTCTGGAGATAAGTAATGCCACAGATTGGAAGTGAACAAAATCCTATTCGGATGAGTCCCACAAGAAAAGTAAAAATAAGTGGTCAATATCTTAAAAGCGAAAATCGCCAAAAGTATGAAGACAACTATGATCGTATTTTTGGTAAAAAGGAGAAGACCAATGATAAAAAATGATAAAAAGAAAATGTATAATTATGGCGGTATGGCAAACCGATCAGGTATGATGGGCGGCGGCTATCGCACGGAAAAGGCTCATGGCGGTAAAGTGTACGGCACTGTTCGTGATATGGAAAAGGCTTGTATGGGGCCTGATTATAACGAGTCTATGAGGCAAAAGTGAAAGTCCCAGCCCCTGAAGGTTACCACTGGATGAAGAGTGGTAAAAGCTACAAGCTAATGAAAGACCCAAAAGACGGCTTCAAGCGCCACAAAGGTGCCAGTAAGTCAGCCAACTTTGAAATACAAAAGGTTCATAAAAAATAATGGCGACTACATACCTAGATCTTACTAACGAACTACTGCGAGAAATGAATGAGGTTGTATTGACCTCTAGTACTTTTGCATCTGCTTTAGGGATTCAAGCACACGCTAAAGATTGTATTAATCGTGCATATCTTGATATTGTTCTTGAAGAACCTCAGTGGCCTTTTCTTTCTGTAGGCGAAAGCGGAGGTACAGATCCTTTTTATGGTAATGTAGTAGTTGAAACAGTAGCTAATCAACGCTGGTATGAACTAAAAGCGTCAAGCTCATCTTTGGTCGATGATTATGGATATATTGATTGGGATGACTTTTACATGACTACGATAGGCGTCTCTGGTGAAACAGCGCCTTACGTTAGTAAAAACCTACGATATATAACTTTAGAGCAGTGGAAAGATTATCACCGCGCTAAAGAAAATGAAGATGATGCTGGAGATGCAAATGGTGGTGAGCCACTAAGAGTATTCCGTAGTAGTGATGGGCGTAACTTTGGATTGAGTCCAATACCAGACAAAGTATATCGTATCCATTTCTTTGCGTTTAATCAGCCAACACAACTATCAGCTTTTGGCGATACAATTGTTTTTCCAGATGTTTATAAAACTGTGTTGCTTGCACGAGCTAGGTATTACGTTCATCAGTTTAAAGAAAACATTCAGCCAGCCGCATTAGCTTTAGAAGAATATCGCAGAGGCTTACGGCTTATGAAAAATGCTTTGATGATGCCTACACCTGACTACATCAAAGATGACCGAATGAGGCTTGTTTAATGTCTCAGGCTTATGGTTTTGCGGCAAAAGGAGGATTAAACACTAACCTAAACTCTTTGGAGTTGTTAGGTAATCCCGGTTTTGCTGTACGACTTTCTAACTTTGAAGTAGATCCAGATGGCGGTTATCGACGCATTAATGGCTTTACACCTTTTGGTGGTGCATCAGCCGCAAGACCTAATACTACAAACAGAGTCTTAGGAACCTTTGCATATGCTGATGGCGTTATTGTCTGTTCAGGCACAGATATTTTCTTTAGTAATGATGGAGCTACTTGGCTACAAATAAATCGTAGTTCTGTAGCTGGTGGTGGAGATAACTATACAGCCTTTACAGGCCGCTCTACACTAAGTCGAACAAATCAAAGCCAATGTCAGTTTGTTCTTTTTGAAGGCGCTAACTTTGATTATGGTCAAATTATTATTGCAGATGGTGCTAATAAACCCTATGTGTTTCGTATGGAAGGAACAGGGGAGTTAAGCACCCGTACTTTTTTTGCAGACGAAATTACAGTTGATGGTACAAATGGCGTAAAATATATTTCGATCCATGACCACCACTTAATAGCTTCAGGCGTTGCTGATAACTTAAATGCTGTTTATTATAGCTCCTACAATAGCCCTACTGATTTTTCAGGTTCAGGAGCAGGATCTGTAGTTATTTCAGATCAAATACAAGGCATCAAAGGATTTAGAGAAAACCTTATTGTATTTGCAAAAAACAGTATCCACAAACTTATCAACATAAACGATACTCAAAATATTCGCATAGATCCTATTACAGAAAACGTAGGCTGTCTTAGCGGATATAGCATCCAAGAATTTGGAGGTGATCTAGTTTTCTTAGCGCCTGATGGTATTCGTACTGTCGCGGCAACAGCAAGAATTGGTGATACAGAGTTAAGCTCTATCTCTAGGCAGATACAAAGTATTATTAGGGACTTAAACTCAGGCATTACAGACTATGTTATTGATAGCTGTGTAATACGAGAAAAGTCTCAGTATCGTCTTTTTTATTCCGGGCCTAATGCAACAATTGCTAACGCACTAGGAATTATTGGAACATTTACAGGAGAAAATTTTGAATGGTCTGAAACGCAAGGCATTCAGGCTTTTGGCCTTAGCTCTACAATTGATTACAACGGCCTTGAAAAAGTTTATCACGGTGATAAAGACGGGTATATTTATAATCATAATAAAGGTACTTCATTTTATAGTGAAGGTTCTTCACAAAATATCACGGCAATTTACGAAACAGCCGATTTAGATTTTGGAGATATCGGAACTAGAAAAACTTTAAAGTATGTTCGGACTTCTTTTTCTCCTGAAGGGGAAATAACCCCTACACTACGAATTAGGTATGATTATAAATCTACTGATCTTTTACAGCCTCCCGACATAAACATTACTGGTATACCATTGCCAGCAATCTTTGGAGAAGCGGTTTTTGGTACTGCAACATTTGGAGGCACAAACGACCCAATGGTTAGAACCATTGTTCAAGGAAGTGGAAATACAGTTAGTTTAAGAATACGAACAGACGATAAGAATTTTCCGTATGCAGTTAATGGTTTCTATTTAGACTATATGCCATCAGGTAGGAGATAATAATGGCTCAAGACTATACAAGACAAAGTACGTTTGCTGATGGCGATACAATCACTGCCGCACTGTTTAATGACGAATATAATCAATTAGTAAATGCTTTTGCATATTCTAGCACCAGTGCGACAACAACAGGTCACAGACATGATGGAACTTCCGGTCAAGGCGGTAATATCCCAAAAATTGGTGATCTAGATTTTTTAAATAAGATTGAAGTTGATGATACTAACAATCGTTGGGGATTTTATGTAGAAGTCTCTAGTGCCGCAGTAGAACAGATTCGTGTTCAAGATGGCGCTATTGTTCCTGTAACAGATAATGATATTGATCTTGGAAGTAGCTCACTAGAGTTTAAAGATCTTTACATTGATGGCACAGCAACCATTGATACACTTACAATTGATGAAGCCGCAACAATAGGCACAACTCTTGGCGTAACAGGCGCTACGACCCTATCTAGTACCCTTGGCGTTACTGGAGCAACCATACTAAGCTCTACACTGGCTGTAACAGGCACTTCAACACTGACAGGAAATGTTACAACCACAAATGATTTAAGTGTTGGTGGCAATCTTACAGTTACTGGCAATGCAACGATTTCAGGCAATCTTACGTTTGGCGATGCTGACACAGATAGCATTACGCTTACAGCAGATGTGGCCTCTAGTATAACTCCAGATACTGATGATACTTACGATCTTGGAAGCTCTACAAAAGAGTGGCGAAATCTTTATATAGACGGGACTGCAAACATTGATAGTCTTGTAGCAGATACAGCAGACATAAACGCAGGGACTATTGATAATACTGTTATTGGCGGTACAACAGCCGTAGCCGGTACATTTACAACAGCAAATGCTACAACTGTAGACACAACCAATATTGAAGTTACTAATATAAAAGCTAAAGATGGTACTTCAGCAGGCTCTATTGCAGATACAACGGGTGTGGTTACTTTAGCAAGTTCTGTTTTAACAACTACTGATATTAATGGTGGTTCAATAGACGGGACAACAATTGGATCTACTACAGCCTCTACAGGTAACTTTTCTACACTGTCTATTGGTGGCGTTGCAATTACATCTACAGCCGCTGAACTAAATATTCTTGATGGCGTTACGGCTACAACAGCCGAATTAAATATTCTCGACGGCGTAACTGCTACTGCCGCTGAATTAAACGTCCTTGATGGTATTACGGCTACGGTAACAGAGTTGAATTATGTAGATGGCGTTACTTCAAACATTCAAACACAGTTAGATGCTAAACAAGCTCTTGATGCAGATCTTACAGCTATTGCTGGTCTTGCAAACACTGATGGTAATTTTATTGTTGGTAATGGTACTACATGGGTTGCTGAGTCAGGAGCAACGGCTAGAGCTAGTCTTGGCTTAACAATAAGCTCTGATGTTCTTGCGTATGATGCAAATCTTCAAAGCTTTGTTACGGCCTTTACGCTTCCGACTTCTGATGGAACTTCAGGACAAGCTTTAATTACAGACGGATCAGGTACAATTGCTTTTGGAGATGTTGATGCCCTACCAACTCAAACAGGTAACAGCGGATACTATCTAACCACAGACGGCACGAACGCTTCTTGGGATAATTTAAAAGCTAGTCCGACCTTTACAGGTACTGTGACGATTAGTAGCACAGACGCCCTTACACTGCCCGTAGGTACAACAGCACAGCGTCCTACAGCCGCTCAAGGCATGATTCGTTATAACACAACAACAAGTGGCTTTGAAGGTTACAATGGTTCTGCATGGGGCGCTCTAGGCGCTGAGTATGTATATACACGAACATCTGCAACAGCTACTGCATCTCAAACAACATTTTCTGCGGCCTATACGGTTGGCTATGTAGACGTATATTTAAATGGTGTAAAGCTTGTTAATACTACAGACTTTACAGCTACTAACGGAACGTCTGTTGTTTTAACTACAGGCGCTACAGTAGGCGATAATGTCGAAATAATTGCTTATGAAACCTTTTCAGTAGCTAATGCTTTGACAGCCGCTAACAACCTTTCAGATCTTAGTAGTGCTTCAACAGCGCGTACAAACTTAGGTTTAGCTATTGGCACAGATGTTCAAGCCTATGATGCTCAACTTGCAGATGTAGCAGGTTTAACACCCACTGACGGTAATTTTATTGTAGGTGACGGAACAAACTTTGTAACTGAGTCAGGAGCAACTGCTAGAACATCTCTGGGTCTAGGCACAATCGCTACAGCATCAACTGGTGACTATGCCGCTACTACAAACAATCTATCTGATTTGGCTAACGCTGGTACAGCAAGAACTAATCTTGGTGTAGCAATAGGCACTAATGTTCAAGCCTACGACTCTAACCTGACTAGTTTTGTTAGTGCATTTACTCTACCAACATCAGATGGCACAGCAGACCAAATACTTAAAACTGATGGATCAGGAAACCTTGGTTTTACCGATGTTGCGTCAGGCGGCTTAACGCATTTGTCCACTGTTACAGCAAGCGGTGCATCAACTGTAGATATAGAAACTACGTTTGATTCTACCTATGACGCATACAAGCTGATAATAAGCGACATGACCGTAAGTAGTGATGGCGCGCAATTTCGCGCGCTATTAAAGATTGGCG